GATCTCGTACGGGAAGGCGTCCAGACGCATCGTGAGACGCTGGTGGACGATTGCCCGGTCAAGATACTCCTCCACCCACTCACGGGCAGCCGTGATGAGCGTGCCGATGTAGGTGTCGTCCGTGCTCGTGTCCACGCGGCAGTGCGCCTTCGCCTCCGCGAGCGTCACGGGCTCGGCGACCGGGGCAGTGGCGACAGAGAGGCTGCGGTACTTCACGGCTTACGCTTTCGCTTGAAGGTGGCGTCGGCCCGCTCGACCACCGGCTCCAGGGCCGCCGTCTCTATTTCCTGCTGCGTCTCTTCGATAGCCAGGCCGCGTCTGATCCAGTCGTTCGCCATGCCATCAGGCACGTCAGGCAACACCTGGCCGCGTCGGTATACGCGGTAGCTTTGGGTCATTCTTATTTTCATTCCTGGGGCACACTCCATGCAGTTTCGGGGCGTTTCAGCGTGTTGCAGAAGTCGGTGCTGTACTGGAACACGGGCTTCGTGAAGTTCTGGCCTGGCCAGGTCACCACGTACTCGCCGTGGCCCAAGACCACACGGGGCGTGACGTAAACCTTGTTGCCGCTGTCTCGGAAGTTCTTCCAGGCATATATGTCCGCATCTAATCTGCCGTCGTTCCACGAGCCGTCCGGTGCCGGCTCAGAGCGAAACCACGGTTTCTTGGTTCGCTTGAGGGCCGCCGTGGAGATGATCGTGCAGCCGAAGTGGGCGCTGTCCACTTCCTGCACGGGCTCGGCAAACCACGACATCGGCAGCGTCGTCTGGCCATCCTGGGGCGGCTTGAGCAACGTGCCCTTGAGCGTGAGCATGGGCCTGCCGTCTTCACGTTTGGTCTGCAGCCCGGTAAGGGCGTCGCATTGGAAGGTCATCGCCAAGGCGAACAGGTGCTCCACGTCTTCCTTGGTGAAGAACGTGTCGTAGTCGATCGTGAGCAGATACTCGCACTTGTCCACGAACTGCTCGAACACACGCTCCATGCACTGATCCCAGAACGCTCCGGTAACTTTCGTGGGCCGGATGCCCAACGGCATGAGTGCCTGGGCCCAGGTAAAGAAGTTGTCGTTGAACCCCAGCCGAGGCATCGAGAACACAGCCTCGACCCGAACGTCAACCTGCGAACCGCCGACCTTGACGAGCATGTGCGTGACCCAAAAGAAAACGGCTGGCAGAGCGTTGTGCCCTGCCAGCCGTCCAGTGTGCTCAGAGCGTCAAGCGTCAGCCGGCCGTGTTGACCGACACGCCCTTCGTGGCGGCGTTGTACGGGGCCTCTTCGGCCCGCGACAGCCGGGCCGCGATCACGATCACCGCGTCGGTGTTTGGCGACGTTGCGACGGCCAGGTAACGCTTCTTGCCACGGCAGTCCACCTCAAGGCGGCTGATGGTCATGGTCGTGGACACCGTCTGGCCGGCGTAGGCCGCCGGCTTCATGTCGCCCGTGAACCCGGTCACGTTCTCGGTGACGGCGTTCGACGCATCGCCCTGCTTGAGCGTCAGCGTCTGGGCCACGCTCGAGGTGCTCGCCACAGGGCCGTAGATCACGTCGATGCTGGCGTAATCGTAGCCGAGGGTGTCGAGGGTCAAGGTGTTGGTCTGGGACGAGGTAAAGACCGCGTTCTTGCCGCTGACGACGCTCTTGGTCGCTGCTACAGAAATCATGTCAGAGATTCTCCTCGAGGGTCAGAGGGTCAAGAGTTCGCCGAGTGCGTACGGAGGGCAACCACCGGACCAACCTCGGTCGTCGATCCCAGGCTGTGGAAGTTCGCGGTGGCCCGCACGACGCCCGAGACGAGCGTCTGGTCGAGCTCCACAAACCGCTCCTGGCTCACCCGCAGCTGGTAGCCCTGGCGAAGACCAAGGGCACCGGCCATGGCGAGGTCACCGAAGAGCACCTTCACCTTCGACACGTCCGTGCCGAGGGTGCTGTTCATCGGGTGAACGAGCACAACCGGGTAGCCCATGAACGTCAGGCCGAAACCCTGAGCGACGCTCACGCTGCCACCTTGGGCCAAGTCCAGCCGCTGCATCGAGGCGTGGTAGCCAGCCGGCGAGATGTACCACCGAGCGCCGGGCAGGGCGTAGCGCGGACACTTCGCCATGACCGCAAGGAAGTCTTCCTTGTCGAGCGTCTCGAAGGCACCGTTGTTGGTGGCAGCCGTGACGAGCGAGGCCGAGTAGGCCGCGTCGGTCAGCTTGACCGTCACGCCGTAGTGGCCGCCGTAGGTCGAGGTGCCGTCACCGATGAAGACCGCTTCGTCCAGGGCCTTGGCGATGGCGAGCGAGTGCTCGGTGGCGATCAGGTCCGCAACGCCCACGCCGTCGGCGAAGAGCTCGTTGCTGACCTTGGTCGCCACGCCGAACTTCTGCGCCACGAGCTGCACCTGCGTGCCGGTCATGTCGCTGTAGGAAAACTCGGCGTTCTCGCCCATCCACGCGCCTGACACGCCGCTGATCCGCTTCGGGATCGACAACACGTCCGAAGACATGTTGAAGTTCTGCAGGGCCGTCGGAGCCACGCCGTACGTCTCGACGTTGCGAATGATGGTGGCAGACATCTCCTCGGGCACGGCGAAACCGCCGGCCGAGTTGACGCCACCGACCATCGTGCGGGCCTCGACCCCGTGGTCATGGCACCACCGCTTCGCCTCGGCGTCTCCCGCGTAGGTGGCCTGGAGCCACTTGCCGACGCGGTAGGCGTCCTCGTGCGAGCGGAACGCCTTCAGCGTCCGACCGTCACGCACCGCCTCGATCCGGGCCTTCGGCTGCTCGGCACGCACCTCGGGGGCCGGGCTGCAACGCTCGGCGACACTGCGGAGGTTGGCAACCGACTCGGCGACCTTCGCCTCAAAGTCGATCTGCGACGACAGCGACTTGGCCTTGTCGGTCAGCCCCGAGAGCTCGAGGTTCCGGGCGTCGATGTCGGACTTGTTGTCGGAGTCGAGAGCGGTCAGCGCCTCGATGCGGGTCGCAACCTCGGCGGCCTCGTTGCGGAGCGTGCTAAGGCGGTCCATGCGTGATTTCTCCAGGGCGTGATTGCCGTGGAGTTCACAATCGCATTACGACCGTGGAGCCTTGCAGTAGCGAATTTGAGAATGTGTTGTTTTCACAAACGCCACCGCGCGAGCGCCGCACCGTGGGCAGCGTAGATACCGCTGCCGCTCGTCGCCGCACGCGCGGCTCGATCGTGTCCGCAGCTGTTCGCCGCATTGACAGCGTGGTCGGTCAGACATGCTTGGTTCGCAGGATGGCAGCCCAGGCGGCGGCGACGCCCCGCAGGGCCGAACGCGAACAGGCCACCTGGGCTGCCGGCTCCTGCGTCTGCTCGGCCAGCCACGCCTCGTATGAACGCATGGCGACGGCAACGCTGCTTGACGGGTACGCCGGGGTCAGAACTACGGAAACGTCATAAAGATTCCGCACTTCCCGAATCTGGCGAATCGGCCCGTCGTCGTCCTTGGTCCACTGCTCGTCTGAGCGAACGTCCAGAGTGAACGCGAATGACGCGCCGCGCAGGTCACGACGGCGGACCAGCTCAAGAGTGTCCCGGCCCACCTGGGTGTCGGGCGGCAAGATGTTCATCCGCAGCCCCTTGTCATCACTGGAGAGCTCCAGCGTGCCAGACGATGTGCGGCCAAGGATGAGGTCGGAATTGTGGTTAAGCAACGCCACCGTGTCTTGCTTGCCACGCTGCCGATTGAGAATCTTGTCGAACGCACCAGGCAGAATGATCTCGCGGAATTGAGTTGAGCCTTCACGCAGCGGCAAGCTCAGGCGGTTGTAGACGGCGGCATATCCCGCGATGACTTGCGTGCCGTTGGCGCGAGTCTCCAGGGTGAGGTCAGCCTCGGGCACCTCGTCAAACGCTAGGCAGCGGCGCTCAAGTTCCATCTGTCTCTTCCTCCTGGTCGTCCTCAACGTCGTCTTCCGGGCTGTCCTCAACCTCAAACACCGGCTCGGGTGCCGGCTCCGGCTGCGGCTCTTCGTCGGCAGCCACCTTTTCAAGCGTGGTCATGTTTAACTGGATGAAGTGCTGGTCGCCCTCGGGCCCCAGCGGGTTCATGTTCTCGAGCTCGCGGATCTCGTTGACGCTCATCCACCCGTTCTGCAGGGCCGACACGTAATAGGCCGACCGGCTCGCGTGGTCGCCACGCAGAAGCCCGGCCACGCTGTGCTCGGCGAAGTACGTCTCATCCTCGCCCTCCGCGAGCAGGTCGCGGGTAATGGCGGCTTCCCACCGCTTGAGATGCGGCAAGAGGCAGTGCTGCACGAACTCGGTGCCTTGCACCTCGATGTTCGAGTACGTGCTGCGGGTGAGGTCTTGAATCATGTGCGGCGGCACGCGGAACGCCCGGCAGATTTCGATGACTTGGTATTGCCGCGTCTCGAGGAACTGGGCCGCCTCGTTGGAGCCAGAGAGCTCGTGAGCCTTGACGCCGGCCGGCAGGACCGCCGTGCGGTGGGCCCGATCCGGGCCACGGTGCATCCGCTCCCATGACTCGCGGAGACGCTCGGCTGCTTCGATGGGCACCGGGTTGTCGCTCTCGAGCACGATGCCCGGCCGGGCACCGTTGCCGAAGTACGTGGCCCCATGGGCCTCGAGTGCCTGGGCCAAGCCGATGGCGTTGGCGAACAGGCGGTAACTCGGGATGGGATGGATGCCGTCGTCCGTCGTGAACCGCAGGGCGAAAATCTGCTCCTGGCGGTACACCGTCTGCCGGCCGTCGGGCTCGCGGTAGATGTACCGGAGCCGGCCGTTCTCCAGCCGCTCGACTTCCATGCGGCTCGGGTGCAGCGGCCACAACTCGCTTACGGGCCCGCGAACGCCAGCGCGGATCTCGGCGTAGCTCGCCCCGTAATGCAGGTAGAGCCCCGTCATCCAATCGCGGAACTCCTGCGCGGTCTGCCACGGGTTCGGCTGCATGTGCAGGATGCGGTACAGCGGATGCTCGGGCACCTTCCGCTTGCCGCCGTTGGGCTGCCGCTCAAACAAGTGGAGCGGCAAACTCGACACGCTGTCCGAGATCACCCGGATGCACGCCGTGTAGGCCGAGCACGCCATCGACGTGTCGGCCGTAACCCGGATGCCCGACGCCGTGCGGCCACCTCCCACGTTGCCCCAGTCGATGCCACGCAACTCGTGCAGGCGAAAGTCCGTGGTGGCCTCGGTGGTCATAGCGAGATGATGTCCCAGGATTGTTCGGGCGGCTTCGCGGTCGCCGTGGCGTGCAGCCCCAAGGCCATCACGAGCGACACGATGCCGTCGATGCGTTCGGTGCTCTTGGCCTTGCTCGGCTTGATGTTGCCTTGGTGATCGCTCTGCACTGCCACGTTGGCCGCCATCCACGCAAGCACGGGGTGGCCGGCGTGGCGAATCCGCTCCGACAGCACGTAATTTTCAAGGGCGCGACTTGGGCTCGACATGGAGCCGTAGCCCTGCCCGAATCCTGTCACATCTACCCCGTCGCCTTGCAGTTGCGTGGCCAGCTGCGTGGCGTTCCAGCGGTCGATCCCCACCTGCCGAATGTTGAACTTCTGCGACAGTTCGACGATGTCGCGCCGGATCACGTCGTAATCGGTGACGTTGCCATCGGTGGCCCGGATAAAGCCGTCGCGTATCCACCCGATGTAGTCCACTTTGTCGCGGAGCGTCCGCTCTGCAGCGTTGGCTTGCGGCACCCAGAAATACGGCAGCACGTCGAAGGTGCCGTCGTCGGCCTGGCTCACCATGACGAACGCTGAAAGGTCAAACGTGCTCGCCAAGTCCAGCCCCGCGTACCACTCCCGCTTCTCAAGCTCGTCCCGCAGTGGGCCGCCGCACTTGGCCCAGTTGTCGGGCGATAGCCACCGCACGTCTTGCGTCGTCCAGACGTTGAGCCTGTACCGCAGGAACGCATTTAGCTTGGAAGGCGACTGGTCGGCTTCGCGGGCGTCGGCGGCAAACGAGTCCAGCGTGATCGTCTCGCCCAGCGACGGGTTGGCCTTGTGCCACGTCTTTTGGTCTTTCCAATCGTCCTCGGGCGACGCGGCGTAGATGCACCCGAAAAAGGCCGGGTCCACGCCCGTGGGATCGGCAATACATCGCTCGGCATACGCATGCTGTTCCCAGCAAATCGACTTGCGGTCGTAGCCGGCCGTCGTGATCGACAAGAGCAGCGGCTGACGCCGGGCCGCGCCGCCGTACCGCAGGGCGTCCCACAGCCGCCGGTCCCGCTGGGCGTGCAGTTCGTCAAAGAGCAGAGCGTGGATATTGAGCCCCTCGGCCCGGAACGCATCGGCCGACAGCACCCGATAGAACGAGTTGCTTTTCTTGTGAACGATGGTCTTCCGCGAGTCGATTACCTCGAGGTGGCGAGACAACGCCGGCGAAGCCCGCACCATCGACGCCGCCTCGCGGTAGATGATGCCAGCTTGCTCACGGTCGCACGCCGCACCGTAGACCTCGGCACCGGGCTCCGAGTCGAACGCCGTCATGTAGAGGGCAATGCCAGCAAGCGTGGTGCTCTTGCCCTGCTTCTTCGGCAGCTCGATGTAGCCCACCCGATGCTGCCGCGTGCCGTCTGGGTTCAGCCGGCCGAAGAGCTCACGCAGGACGTGGTGCTGCCACGGCAAGAGCGTGAACGGCTTGCCGGCGTTCTGGCCCTTGCTGTGCCGCAGGATCTTCTCGAAGAAATGAACGACACGCTCGTACTTGGCCTGGCCTTCGGCCGTGAGCTCAAGCGCCGTGGAGCTTGAAGAAGTCTTCGACTTCGTCGCTCGGCTTTTCTTCCTTGCCACCAAGTCGCACCCTGCTGCTGGGAGTCAGTCCAAACTCGCCCATTAGCGACGCCTGCAGCGCCACTAAACTTCGATATAGCGGCCCGGCCGGGTTCGGTTTCACGCCACCTAAGTCTGTTCGCATCACGGGCCCGGTCGCTCGGAGCTCAAGCAAACACGCCTGCGTCGCAGCGTACACCTCGCACAAAGTCGCCAAGGCTTCTCCGTCAGCAGTCGTGAGCGTGCCGAGGCCGAGCAAGATCGGCACGAGCTCAGTCCACTTGTCCACGGCAGCCGGCTCGAGCATCAACCGCTTCGGCATCGGCGGCGCGCCGGCCGGGG